GCAAACGAACTAGCGACCGTTGAACCCGTCGTGCTGGCAAGAGTGTCCAGCGATGTTTGGATCGCGTTCGCTTCCGAAATGACCGTAGCGCCACCGTTGATCAGTTCCTCAGCGATGCTTCCACCAGCAACGGCACCTGCGGAGGCGACCTGCTTGATAAGGGTTTCGTTCAGTCCGAGGTTCCGAAGGGTGACAATCTGTTCAGCGAACTTTTGCGCGGCTTGCAGTTGCTTTCGGAAACCATCAATGAAGCCTGTGCCAGCCTTGTCAGCATCATTTTGAGCGGACTCAACAGCCTTAGTGTTTTCGGCAAGAGCGGATTGAGCGTCGGACAGGTCTTGAACTGCCTGCGCCAACATTCCGTAGATCTGTTCTTTGCCACGTCCAGGTATTGCATTTTCGTACTGTCTGGTCAATTCGTTAACAGTTTGTTGACGTTCAACAATGGCATCTTGAATAGCGGTCTGCTGACCCTGAACCTGATTTAGAGCGGACTGCGCGGCTTTCTGATTATCCAAAATGTCCGTGAATTTAACCACGCCCATGACCGCCGACTTGACCGCATCGGAAATGCTATCTAGGCGATCCTTTTGCATTTGTTGAGCGTTCGCAACCCTCGAAAATGAGTCAGCCAAACCGACGTTAGCGGTGATTGAGTCCTTGACCGAACCTCGGAACTCGTCCATTCGGTTTTGGAGATCGGCGAGGTTCTGTTTCGCCACGTTGATGGCGTCCTCATACGTTTTCTTGAGTTGGTTTCGCAGGTTCTCAAGGGCTTGATTAACCTTCTTACCTCCGCCTCCACCTGTTGGTGGAGGCGTTTTCTTATCTTCTTCTGTTTTTGCATTAGGATCAGTTCCAGCGCCAGCGCGTAAAGTCAACGTCCGTTTAAGACCTCTGAGTTCGGTCATGCGAGAACTACTGCTTTCCCACATTCCATTCGCCGCGGCGTTAGCCGCGGCTAGTCCGTCGGCAAGGCTGTAGGCGCTTGTGGTTGCTTCATCAATTTTGGCGCCCGTGATGTCAAGGGTTAAGTTGACTTCCTCTAGCGACTGAATGTCATCGCCCCATGAGACAGCGTTCCACGCCCTGATAAGCAGGTTAACACCATCAATCATGGCGTTGATCCAAAACTCGTAGTAGCCAAGCACCACGTTGATGGCGCCTTGGATGATGTCAACGATGCCGTTCCAGACCGTTCGGACGAGGTCACGGAACCACTCAAACTTCTTATACATAAGAACGACACCGACAATCAAACCAGCGATCGCGGCGACGATCAATCCAATCGGGTTAGCGTACAGCGCCGAGTTGAACAGCCATGTTTGTGCTGTAGCCATTGCCTGCGCCGAGGTTAACAACTTAAAGAAACCAATCAACTTTTGAACGATCATGATTCCCATCATGGTTGCTTTGAATGCAATATAGGCGCCTCCCAAAGTTATGAGAACGTCCTTGTTTTCAATCATGAAACCGACAAGCGAACCAAACAGAGTGGTCAGTTGAGTGATGACGCCCATCAATATCGGGAATACTTGTTCAGCAAGAGGCAACAGAGTGTTACCTAATTCGGTAACAGCCAACGCTACGGACTCAAAAACGGGTGTCAAACTGACCAAGGCTTCGGCAAGCATCGGAATGAACGGTGCGACGGCTTGGAGGATCGCAGTGAAAACTGAACCGAAACCGATGATCGCAGGCGTCAAAGCAGGCAACAATGACGTGATAGCACTCAAGGTGGTGCCGACAACCTCGTTAACGGTCGGTCCGATTGACTTGAGCAATTCATCAATCATGGTCGTGACCTGTGGAAGCGCCTGTTTAATTGAGGCGACTGCAGGCTCCATCATCGTGCCGAGCGACTGACCAACCGTGTCCTTCAAAGTTGACAGCAAACCAGTCAACGTGCCTGACTGCTCAACCATCATGCCTTTGACTTTCTCCATGCCTGGACCTGCATAGGCTTGGATTGCAGTCATTACTTGCTCGGCAGAAATTTGACCTGACTCACCGAGTTTCTTGATCTCAGGGATCGTCTTACCAAGGGAGGACGCGAGGGACTCCCAAATCGGTACACCAGCCTGAGTCAATTGCATCATGTCTTGACCAGTTGCACGTCCAGCGGTGGACATTTGTTGGAGAGCGTAAACGGCACGTTGAATAGCGTCAGCGCCGTAACCTTTCGCGGCGGTGGCGTCACCGAGCGCTTGCATGATCGGGATAACCTTTTGAGCCTCAACGCCTGTTGAAAGAAGTGCGGACGCGGCGGTTCGGAGTTGCGGAAGTTCAAAGGGCGTCTTGGCTGAGAACTCAATCAACTCGTCCATGAAAACTTTAGCCTCTTGAGCAGAACCGAGCATGACTTTGAAGCCGATCGCGGCTTGTTCGTTTGCCATAGCAGTGCGGACGCCCATCATGCCAGCGGTCTGCGTGATGCCCACTACCGCCATGCCGATTTTGCTGATCGGACCGAGCAACGCTCCGAACATCCCACTTGCTTTAACTGAGCCTTTGTCTACGGTGTTAACAAAGCGGTCGGTTTCCCGTTCAGCCTTGTTGACGTTTACCGTGTAGTCAGTTACGTCGGCTCGGAAGCGTGCAAGCACATCAAATACGGTCGCCAACGTTCACCTCCTACTTCCTTGCTCGTTTGTAAGCCTCTTGCTCTTCCCACGCTCGTAGTTTCCATACGGCGTGCCAATAGGTCATTTCGGCTGAACTGATCGGGGCGTGCCCACCCGAACCGTGTAACAGTTCGTGGCGTGTCCGTCCGAGTTTCTCAGCAAGTTCAAATTGAAATCTTAACTCTCCGTCGGCGAGGAGTCTTTTCCCGCGTCGTTTACAGCCTTTTCAGTGAAACCAGAAATGGCGGTAGCAACTTCAGCGAGGCGGTCAAGGATTGATCCGTTCTTACCCATGAGGGCTTCACGATCGTCGGCAGAGAAAACCTGCTCACCTGTTTCAGGATCAAAAGTGGTCTGAATGATGAGATCAGGGTAAATCTTCATCATGTCAACAATTCCACCCGATTCCACAGACGCTTGCATCAGCGAGGCTCGCGATGCGCCTGACATGGAACGAACCTCAACGGTGACATTCCACTCTGGAATTTCCACCAATTTGGTATGGGTATCGTCGGCACTTAAAATACGGTCACGAATGGACACGATTTCTCCTTCAAAGGTTTAGGGACACAAAGGTCACGTTGTTTTGGTTACGCCCAAGTTCCGCGTGTGATTGCACCAGTGACTTGGAGTTCAATTGAGCAGGTTACAACATCGGCGACGGGGCTTGACACTTCGTATGAAGTCACGATCGCTTCACCCGAAAACTTGATTCGGGTTGAGGTTGAACTTTCTGGACCGTACTCAAACGAAACGGTGTCAATGGTGCCTGCGCTCAGAGCGCTGATGATGCCAGCCATGTGTGCATCCAAGGTTGAGTCAAACTTGCCTGAAAGCGAAATGGTCGCATCTGACAAACCTGTGATGTAGGACTTAGCGCTTGACCCGAACGTGGTGGTCTCGCCTGTTTCAATTGAACGAGGTAACGAGACCTCTTCCAAATATGCGGACAGGTCCACGAGGGTACCTGCTGAGTTATCCAACTTGAAAACTGTATTTTTACCGTGACGGAAAGCCATGAGTGATCCTAACTCCTTGAGAAATTGACGTGGAAGGTTAAGGCGCCTGTTCCTGCGAGGGTTCTTTGAGCGCGAAGGTATCGGTTGACAGTTCCCGTGACAGCGACCTTTTGGGCGGTCACAACGGTCGTGGCGACTGTCGTGAACGTGGCGAGGTCAGCCCATGTGGAGTTGTCTGCGGAGTGTTGAACTTTGAACACCGAGGTGCTGTTGTGAGCGTTGGCGGTGACATGAAGGACCGCCACTCCACCGTTGCTCGTTGAGGCGGTGTTGTCTACAGCGGTACCATTGCCCGATGCCGAAACCGAAGCAAGGTCACACAGGCTGACTGAGTTTGCTACTCCACCAGTGACCTGAAGTTCGCCCGAAACAGAAACGACGTCCGCAACAGGGCTGGAGATTTCGTACGACGTTGCTCGTGACTCGCCAGCGTACAGGCGACGGGTGATCGCTAGTCCTTCTGGTGCAACGCTGAAAACAACCGCTGTGTCCGAGCCGAGGACCGAACTAAGAACCGCATCAACGGCGCCTGTGGCACCGTCAAACATTCCTGAAATGCTGACAGTTCCGTCAGTCAAACCAGTGATGTCCGTTTGTGCGGACGTCCCGAAGGTCGTGGTCTCGCCTGTCTCAACCGTCTCCGAAACGGACGCTTCATTAAAATACGCCGAAAGGTCGTAGCCACCGACTAGAACCTTAGTGTTTTTGCCGTGACGATAAGGCATCACTCACCGTCCTTTACGCTGTCGTCCTGTTCGGATTCAGTTTCGTCCTCAACATCAACTTTTGAACCATCAATCAGTTCAATCAGGTTTGATTCACGAAGCCACTTGATGCTTTTTGCTGGAAGGTCGTCAACGATCTCGCCTGCTTCCGCACGACGATTTCCCCATTCAATTCCTGTAAGCACCTTGTACTTAGCCATCAATCCTCCGACTTGTTCAGCGACATGGAGTCTCCAAACACACCCTTGACCACAAAGGGCACGTCCAGAGGGCACATCGGAGACACTGAGGTCACGTTGTTTCTAGAATATCAGCGACAACGACAATCGCATGGCTTTACCGAGGTGGCGTTTGCCAGCGCTACGGATTGGTTGAACACCCTCATAAACATTTCACGCTCGTCGCCCATAGGCACAAGTTTCCGCAAGAGGAAACATACCTCTTGCGGAAACTGCTTATAGAACAACGCTTCATGGGACTTGAGGGTATCCGAATCGGTAGACATAGGTTTTGAAGTCTGCCACACGGGTGCGACGCTAGAGGCGTTTACCCTTCAGTCACTTGCAGGGTTCGGACCAAGGTTTCCATCCGCACAAACCTTTCTCCTCACGGGAGGAGTACAACTTGTAGGCGAACCAGAGGTTCTTACGAGGGTCAAACATATCGTCGGGGTGCGATAGCCCCATCTCGTTCAACCAAGACGTATGGATTTTGTTGATTTGGCTCAAGCCTGCGTCATGTCCGTTCCATGCGTCAACAGTGCATCTTGACTCCGTGAACAGGACGGTGCTGAGCGTTTCCCACTCGGACTCTTGCCAGCCGACTTCCATAGCGAGGTCATGCCATTCACCGCACCTGCCGTGAAGTTGGCGTTGCTCGTCAATGAAATCAAGTGGGTCGGAGACCAACGGGACTTCAGTTGTTGACGTGGTGGACGTCGTTGATGTTGTGCTAGTCGTGGTTACGACTTGCTGGACTGGTGCGATCTGAACGGTCGCAGGGGTGGCTTGTTCAACCACCGCAGGTTCGGAACTTTGATTATTCCGTGATCCGAGTCCGATCGTTACTGTGAGCGTCAGGGCTGTGACCCCGACTATCCATCGTTTGCGAAGCATTAGGTGTTTCTCCTTGTAGTAGTTGCAGACGGTCTTTGTTGACCGTTAGCACTGCTCCCGAAGCCTTGATGATTTTGGCTTTGGAGCGGTTTACGTCCCACGCTAAGAGTGTGACCTTGATGTACGAATCAAGCGAAACCTGTCCTCGTTGAGAAGCAAGCCTCACCATTTCCATGTCAGACGGTGGGATTGATTGGAGTTCGTCCGTTGCGATTTCCAAAAGGTGCGACGGTCTCCGCCCACCGAATACGACAATTCTGGTTTGCCCAGAGTCGTTTACGAAAGTGTACCTGTAGCGATAGATGCCTGTCCGATCAACAACCATGAACGGGTCGTTGAGTTGGAATTCCATCCACGCACCCTCAGGTACAGATTCGGGAACGTTCTCAGCAAAAGTAAACCGCGAGGGCATCCCAGCAACCTTAGCAGGCTGGCTGGGACGCTCCCGAAGCCCTAGTGTGTTCAACTGCCCTTAGGGGTCGGGGCGGAATCAACAACTAGACCTGTGCCGTAGGCGTATCGGTAACCTGCTCGGCGTGCGACCGAACCGTTAGCGTAGCCCATTTCTTTGGCTACCGCAGACCACGTTTTGAGAACTTCGTATTGCTCCCAGCACTCTTTGTCACGCAGTTCGGTTCGCCAGCGTGGTTTGGTAGTCAGGGCTACCTCGGTCAATGTTTCCATCGGGATTTCCTTTCGGGTTTCCTCAGGCTGGATGCCTTCGGGATCGGGTTCAGACATTATGGGGAGTTCCTTGACGTCAGTCAAGTCACTCCTCCCAGCCTGTGAATTTGTCACCGCAGGAATGGCATCGGTCGCCATCCCAATATTTAGAACCGCAGAAGCATACGTCGGTTCCGTCTATCGGTTTCGGGTCGGGTTGAGTTGTCAACCAGCGGTCGTAAGCGCTCTGCTTCATTGTTCGGCTCCTTGGTTCTGCTTGGCGGTTTCGGCTAGGTGTTTCTGCAAGGCGATCCATGAACGGACGTGTTTGTAAACGTTGTTGATGAGCGCATCCGTCAAGTTCTCAGTGTGTGTGAACTTCCAAATCTCTAGAACTTCACCAGCGATTTCGGCAGGGTCGTCTTCGGCTTCAACCAAATACTTATCCCAATCGGGTCGGTGCATTCGGGCGACCTTTTCGTACTCGTCAAAAGCAAGCGAAGCCTCAATGGGCATCAGGGTGAAGGGCAGGTCGGTTTCTCGGTCCTGAACCTCAAACTCAAACTCTCGCAAGCGCACCGCTCCACTCAAAAGAATGTCTCGTGCCTGCGCGCGAGCGCTTTCCTCGTCTAAGGCATCCACATTGATTGAGGCAAATATTCCAACTCGGTATTGTTTCATTGCTGTATCTCGCTTTCTCTGTTGACGACTTTCCAATCAAGCATGAACATCGGTGCGTGTTCATCTCGGAACTTTTGTGCTTCCTCAAAGGTGCTGAAGCCTCGTGCTGACTCCTTGAGGTCGGTGCGTGTGATCCGAGTTCGGCAATCCTTACCGAGCACCTTTTCGGTGCAGATCCGAATTGACGCTAGGTATTTCGGTCGGCGTTTGTGCACCGAGGTCAGTTCAATGATGTAGGGCTTTTTGCTCATGGTCATCCCCATTCCGATTCTGAGCAGTGGTCCTGCTCTGAAACTAATGTGCCGTTGGAAAGCAGGGTGGCGCCTGCGAAGCAGGACTCTTGTTTGTCGGATTGACCAACCCATGTGTATTCGGAGTCGGCTGGCGCTTTCTTGAGGCGCTGACCGCAGTTGACGCATTTGTGTGTTTTGCTCATGTCTCCATCATGCCATTTATCTTGACCGTAGTCAAGTTCTATCTGGAGGTTTTATTCGTGGGCGTTTTGAGCCTTGCACCTTGTACAGGTCACCGACCAAGGTCGTGTCACCAACTCTGCCAATAGGCGCTTACAACGCCAACAGCGAGGTTTGGCATCAGAACGGCTGTTCCGCCCGTAAGCGTCGCCTGAACCGCCCTGAGTGCCCTCAGCGTCGGTCACGGCAGGACTTCCCCACAGCGGTTGCAGTAGATAGTGGTTTCGTTGCCGAAGGTCGTGAT